TCCAGAAGCTGCGAGTCCTCGGGGGAGATCGAGATCGATTGCCACTCCATGCCGTTGTACAGAATGGCGGTGCGGTGCGCGTTCGGGCCGCTGTAGTTTTCGCGCCACGATTTCAGCAGCCGCGTTTCGTCGTCCTCGGTTTCCGGTGGCGCCTGCGGATACTTCAAGACGCCGGACGGGGTGGCGCCGTTGGAGAAGTACGAGGCCGCAAACTGGTCCTGCGCCAGGGCCATGCCGAAGCTGTCGCGCGCCATCGACAGCACCGAGCGCCCGGTGATGCCGTCGCTCGATAGGCCGCGCAGATGAAAGACGCGCTCCGGCGGCAGATCGCGGGAGGCCCCGCCCAGCTCCGAAATGCGGTAGCGCAGGCGGCCGTTGGTCAGGCGCTCGACGCGCACGGAGTCGGGGTGCAGCGGCACAAGTTGATCGGCGAAGCCGCGCACCCCGGGGATGATCTCGGCGAAAGCGTTGCCGCGCAGCGCCATTACCGCCGTCATCATTTCCCGAAACTCGAAGCTGGTCATCTCCTCGTTGGCTTGATCGTGGAGCACGAACCAGAGCGGATGATCGCGGGCGCGGCGGCGGTCGTCGCCAGTCAGGCGCTCCATGATTTGCAGCGGCACCGAGGCGACGGTCTCGGCCAGGATGCGCACACAGGCGTGCACCGTCGAGATCGTCATCGCGCTTTCGGCGGAGACGCGCGTGCCCGCGGCGCTGGTCATGCCGACCGGCTGAAACCAGTAGTCGTCCCAGGGGGCGGGAGCCGACGCGAAGGTGGGGACCATCAGACTATCGAGCAGGCCCACGTTTGCCCTCCCGCGCCCGCCAGCCGCGCAGATAGATCGCCACGTAGGGGCCGAACACGGGCGCCAGCAGCAGAGCGCCGACGACGATGAGGCCGCGCGGCCAGGATTCCGCGCCGGCGCCGACGCCGAGCATCAACGCCGCCGCGCCAAACAGCACCTCGCGCGCCTCGATGCGCCGCCGCGCGGGCGCGGCTGCCCCTTTCCATCTCCGGGCGCGCCACCACCAGTGATAGACCCAGCCGCTCGCGCCTACCGCCAGCAGTATACCGTAAATGTAGAGATGTAAAGGCAAAATCGCCAGCTCAGGCATCGCTCGGTTTCCAGTCCACGCCGCAGCACTTGGCGGCGCGGCCGAAGAGGTCGTGCAGCAGAACCAACGTCTGCCGCTCGTCGGCGCTGCGCTTGGGTTCCTCGTGCATCGCCAGCGTGGACCGCAGCAGTGCGCCGAAGACCGTCGCGCCAGAGACCTTGCTGATATTGAGAACCATGCGCTGAGCGTCAGCGGTCTCGCGCGCCGCCGCGTCGTCCTTTTCCTCTCCGCCATCTCGACGTTTCTTGCTCACTCGTTCTCCTCCGCGTTCTCCGCGTCTCCGCGCGAACACCTTTTCCTCGCGCCGGGGCGCTACGCAAAGCTGATGCGCATGGGCCGCGGCACGGCGCCGCTACCCAGCATCGCCCGGCCCAGCGCCATCACCGCTGCGGTCACGCCGTCGATGCGCTCCGTCGAGCGCTCCTTGCTGGGCATGATGTTCAGGTTCGCGTCCGCGCGCACCGCGACGTTCATCACGTTCCATGCCAGCACGGGGTGCCCGTCGTGGTGCAGTTTGCGGGCATGAATGAGGTCAGCAAACAAGTTACTCGGCGCGCTCATCGTCTTGTGGCCCTGGCGCATCTCCACCATTACTAAGCCGTGCTTATTCTGCAGCTCAGAGGCGGTCGCGGTGGCGTTCCAGGAGTCGAAGCCGATCTCCTTGATCTTGTAGGTCTTGCTCGCCTCCAGCACGCGGGCGATGATGAAATCGTAGTCGATGACGTTGCCGGGCGTGGCCGTGAGATGACCGGCGCGCCGCCATTGGTCGTAGGGCACGCGGTCGTGCTCCACACGCTCACGCATATTCTCCTCTGGTATCCAGAAGTGCGGCAGCACGGCGTATTCGCGGTCGGGCAGCGGAAAAACGAGCACGAAGGCCGCCAGGTCGCGCGTCGTGGCGAGGTCCATGCCCCCGTAGCAGACCTGGCCGGCGAGCTTGCTCCAGTCGATGTCGCGGCGGCAGGCGCCCCACTCCTCCATCGACAGCCAACGGTCCTGCTGCTCCGTCCAGATGTTCAGGTGGTAGCGCAGAAAGGCGTTGACATCGGCGGGCGAGCGCTTGGCGCGGGCGCACTCGTCGCGCAGAAAGTCCAGCTTCGGCGTTACGCCAAGGCTGGGATTCGCCTTCGCCCACGTCTCCTCGGCGGTCCAGTCATCCTCCTTCTCGGCGTGGCTGATGTAGGCGAAGAGCGAGTCGTCCTCGTAGGCGCCGTCGAGGACCGCCTGGGCGCGCTGATGTTCTTGCCAACAGATGCCCTGCGAATAGATGCCGGCGGTGCTGATGGCGAAGAGCAGCGGCTGGCGCCGCGACCGCATGCGCTTTACCATCACGTCCCACAGGTCACGGCCCGACCAGCAGTGCAGCTCGTCGATGATGACGCCGCTGGCGTCGAGGCCCTCCTGATTCTTCGCCTCCGACGAGATGGGGCGAAAGACCGAGCCGCTGCCCGCCGCCCACAGGTGGTTCGCGCACGGCTCGATGACGCGCTGCAGGTCGGGCGATTCGAGGACCATCTGCTTCGCGGCGCGCCAGACGAGCTTCGCCTGGTCGCGGCTCGTGGCGGCGGAGTAGACCTCGGCGGCTGCCTCGTCGTCGCCGACCATCAGCAGCAGACCGATGCCCGCCGCGAGACTCGTCTTGGTTCCGCCCGTCGGCACCTCGACGTAGGCATACCGAAAGCGCCGCGTGCCGTCGTCGCGCCGCCAGCCGAAGAGAGGGCGAAGAATGTCATCCGCCTGCCAATCCGCCGGCTCGAACGGCTGACCGGCCCATTCGCCTTTGTAGTGGACCAGCACGCGCGCGAAGAAGTCCACGGAGTAGTCGGCGGCCTCCTCGTCGAACCACAGGCCGCGCTCGGCGCCGTGCTCCAGGTCGCGTTCCTGGCGCTCGCGGGCAAGGCGAACGTACTTGCAGGGGGCGGCAACGGCGGTGGTCATACGGACTCACCAATCGAGTGCAGCTCAGAGGGGCTTAGCGGCACGAGGGCCAATTGCAGATCATGCAGGCGTTCACGCTGCAGCCTCACGTACTCCGGTTTCAGATCGAGCATCACGGCGCGGCGTCCATGAGTGAGCGCCACCACGCCTACGGTGCCGCTTCCGGCAAACGGGTCGAGGACAATGCCGCCCCTGGGGCAACCGGCAAGGATGCAACGCCGCGCCAGCTCTCTCGGGAACGTCGCAAAGTGCGCGCCGTGGTAGGGATCGGCGCCGATGCTCCACACGTCACGCAGATTGCGGCCGAGCGGGTGAAAACTGTTCTCTTCGCCAGGATGTAACTTGTGGGTGGCGGCGTGCAAGGGGTCGCGGTCTACGTAGATGCGGCTCTTGTTTCCTGCCTTGCGTCCCAGGGCCGTATGCGGCTCCCGCACAGCGTCGGCGGCGTACCAATACCGCTCGCTCTTCGTCAGCAGAAAGATGTACTCGTGCGCTCGCGTGGGGCGGTCCAGGACGCTTTCCGGCATCGGGTTCGTTTTTGCCCACACGATGTCGCTGCGCACGTACCAGCCGTCAGCCTGGAGGGCAAGAGCGACGCGGTGGGGGATCATGCACAGGTCCTTCGGTTTGAGTCCGCTCTGCCTCTTGGTTCGGCCAATTCCGTAGCTGTCGCCGATGTTCAGCCAGCACGTGCCGTCCTCGCGCAGAACCCGCAGCGCCTCGCGCAAGCATTCGACGATATGCTGCACGTAGAGCTCGATGCTCGGCTCAAGACCGAGGCAGCCCAGCCAGGCGCCGCAGCGGTCGCAGAACCTACCCCGTGGGGTTTTCCGCCCGTGGCCCGTACCATCTCCCCCGTCGATCCAGGCTTCCTTGGCGTTGGGGCCTGAGCCGCCGCGGGGATCGCCAGGCTGCAGCTCGCCCCAAACGTGGCCGCATTCGGCCTGGCCACCCCACGTGGACGAAGCAAGCCCGTAGTCACGCAGCCCCCAGTACGGCGGGCTGGTGACGATGCAGTGCACGCTCTCGGCGGCGAGCGGTAGGCGCTGCGCGGTTGCGAGCAAGAAGATAATGCTCACGGCAGCTTTTCCCCCGGCTGCAACCCATAGCCTCTTCGGGCGCGCAGCGCCTCGTCCATCAGCAGCAGAAACTTTTCCATCCGCGGGTGCGGATATCGGGTCATGGCGGCGGCGCAGCCCGAGAGGATGAGCGACTCATTCAGGTCGATCACGTGCCCGGCCGCGTCCTTCGTCTCGACATAGGCGAGGGTGCGCCCAAAACGGTCCCGGCGCTGGGGGCCGTATTCCAGGCGCACGCGATCATCGCCGAGGATGTCCCGCAGACACTCCTTGGCGCGCGGCCCGTCCGGGTCCTTCAGCTCCGCGGCGTCCACGCCGATCAGGCGCACGCGCTCGCCGCCCCGAAGCACGATGGTGTCGCCGTCGATGACGCGCTCAACGGCGCGCCACTGGCTGGGACCGAGCAGACCATAGGTCGTCAGGCCCGCCGCCACGACGAGCGCGGCCGTCAGCAAGGGCAGGCGCAATCTACCGGCGTTCATCGGATTGCATCCTCCTCATGGCTCGGTTCCAGCACCGTCCTCATCGGCATGCACGATTTCACCACGGCGTCCGGTATAGGGCTTGCAGTCTACGAGGTCGAGAATGCGGAGGGCGCAGTCACGTGCGTCCGTCAAGTAGTCCGCCACGGCGGCGCGGATGTCGCGCTGTTTCCGGGTCGCGGCGAGCAAGGCTCCAAGTTCCGTCGCGTTCTCGGCGTGAAGATCGAACCCGGCGGCCTGCTTGAAGGCAACGAGCCAAGCGCCGATGGCCTGGTCCTTATATCCGTCGCTACGCGCCTCCCGCTCAGCTCCGTCCTTCGCGTTTTTCTGGCCTACTCTGTATCCACTGCGGTATGCCTCCTCGGCGGCGCGGGTAGTGGGCACGCGACATCGCCGGATGAAACTCGCCATCATCTGACGGCAGAGTTCCGCCGGCCGGGGTTGAGCCTTGACGACGCAGCGCAGGCCGCGCCCGCGTTTCTCCAGAAGACCCCACCCGCGGGGCACCTCGTCCGGCTCCACGACGCCGCGCGGGGCGACGACCCACCACTCATCGCAAGCCAGCGCCGTCAGTTCAGCCTTGCTCGGATTCTTCAGCTCGCGCAACCAATCAGAACGGCTCCCCTTGATCTCGAACCCGAGGATCAGGTTGCCGCGAGAGCGCCAAAGACCGAAGGCGACGAAATCTATCTGCCGACCATCCATGCCGACGTGCGGTAGGCAAAACCATTCCGGTTCCGCGTAGCGCCGCTCGATAGCCTCTCCGAGCGCGCGAGTGATGGCGGACAGGTCTTGGGCTGTGGTCATTCGTTCTCTCCTCGAATTGTCCTCATGGCGCGGTTCCAGCGCCAGCGCCACAACCTCTTCATCGCCCACGCCCACGGCCGACACGCCGCTTCGAGGGCGAGCCTCCAGCGCGGGCAGGGGCGCGTCAGCAGCCAGTTCTCGACGCTGGTGCGGAGCGGCATATAGGCGGCCACGGACCAGCCCCGCTCGATCATCGCCGCCACCTCGCGGGTGCGCACGTATCGCGCTTCAGTCGCGCCCATTGCCTTCCGGCGTGGGGTTTCCATTCCACAGCTCCAGTTGAGGCAGGGCGCGGCGCTCCATTTCGAGGCAGTGTTGGTTGCGCCACACCACTTCGGTGCGCGGCACAAGAGCCAGGGCGGACCCGGCGCCTTGCAGGCCGCTATTCCTTGTCCTACCAGCGGCGTGACACGCCGTCTTGAATTCACGCCGCTCCCAGCCGGCATCGTCAAGCTGGCGGTAGATCGGCGCGTCGTAGCCGCTGAGAACAACGGCGCCTTGCAGGCTTGGCAGGAGATCGAGCAGGGCGGCGTGGTGCGCATCATCGGCCTCGTGGGCGTACATGTTCGTGTTTCCCTTGGCCCGCGATTGCGCCATGTACGGCGGGTCGAGGTAGAACAGCGTTTCGGGGCTGTCCCAGTATCGCAGCACGTCCAGGGCATCCCGCTGGTCAATCTGCACCCGCATGAATCGGCGATGCCAGGCATCGAGATACCCCAAGCGGCCAAGCCATCTACTGGCGGACTTGGCCATGCCTCTACAGCTCACGAAGACCCTGCTCCAGTTGCCGACGCTCTTCGCTGTACCGCTGAACCCCTGGTTCTGCGCCGTGAAAAACGCCCAGGCGCGCTCGTTGGGGTCCTTCTCCTCGGCCAGCACACGCAGCGCCTCGGCAAACTCCTGACGGCTGTACGGTGTGAAGAGCAGCCGCCGCTTCAGCACGCGAAACCGGCGCGGCGACTGGAGCGCCCGAAACAGGTTCACCAGGTCGCCGTTCAGGTCGTTGTAGGCCTCGACCGGCGCTGGAGGCCGCCGAACCATCAAGGACGCCGCTCCGCCGTAGGCTTCGACGTAGACCTTCGCCGGCGGCAGCAGCGGCAGCAGTCGTTCTGCCATCAAGCCCTTGCCGCCGTACCATTGGACGGGGCCGGGAATCCCTGGCGAGCTGTCAGTGGTAGTCAGGGTTCACTTCAACTAATTTCATGCTTTGCCCTTCAGGATCGAGACGCCGGGAGCGGCGGGGTCGTCCATGTTGGCGCCGAACTGGCGGCCGTCATCGACCTGGGCGTTGGGGTCGATGCCGAACTCGTGAAAGCGCTCGACGTACCAGATGGGGCGCTCGCCCAGGGCCTCGGCGTCCGTGGCGGTGGCCCAGATGTCGGCGACGACGCCCTCCACGAATTCCGCCATGGCCGGGTCGTCGCTGATCTCAAAGCTCTCGAAGCGGGGGTTCTCGTTCAGGTTCATGGAGGTGCGGATGACCAGGTTCCAGCGCTCGTTGCGGATGAGGACGAACTTGGCGTGAAACTTGGTGACGCGGATGCAGTCGTCGCCGAAGCGGTGCCGCAGGGCGGCGCAGTAGTCGGGCTACCAAGTTT